CCATCTTTTAATGGTGTTAATACCTCTAGTCATTACCTTACTATTGAGAACCAAGAGTTTAATCGTAAGCAAACTATTAAAGACGAACTAAAAGCGGCCATAGAAGAAGCTGAACGAGATAAAGAAAATTCTACAGTTCAACGTTTTATTCGTAACTTTGAGTCACGAGTCTATGCAGAACTAAGTAGACAGCTTATTGCCAACCTATTTGGTGAAACACCTTCTGATTCAGGTGTTATATCTTTAGAAGGTAATACGATAGAATACAGCACAGACGGAGATTTTTTAACACTTAAAATTACGGAAGCAGATGGCACAGTCACGATTATTACAATTCCTATTGGTAGCTTCACTTTCTAGTTGTTCTATCTTTGACCAGTATGTAGATACATACGAACAAAGATTTAAAGCACATGATGTAGTACGAATAGACGAGTTACAATCACAATACTTATTAGATGTTAAGACACCAATAGTTAGTCCAGTAGTTGCTGTATATCCTTCTTCTTTTACAGATCAAACAGGACAAAGAAAAAGTAATAGTGAGTTTGCATTATTCTCTACAGCAGTAACTCAATCCCCCCATACTTTATTAATACGAGCTTTAAAACATGCAGGAAATGGCAAATTTTTTAGAGTAGTAGAAAGAGTAGGATTAGATAATCTTACAAAAGAAAGACAGCTAATTCGTAGTGCTAGAGAGCAATTTGCTACAGATGAAGAGAAAAAAAAGAAGCTTTCGCCTTTGCTATTTGCAGGTGTCTTGCTAGAAGGAGCTGTCATAAGTTATGATAGTAACTTGACAACTGGAGGAATGGGTGCTCGTTATCTAGGGATAGGCACTAGCATTCAATACAGAGAAGATAACATTACAGTAAGTTTAAGAATGGTATCTGTCGCAACTGGTGAAATACTTGTAGAAGTATTAAGCCAGAAAACCATATTTAGTTATGGTAAGTCAGAAGATGTTTTTAAGTTTATTGAGATGGGCACCGAGTTGGTAGAAATAGAACTAGGCAACTCGCGAAATGAATCAACAACTATTGCGCTTATGAAGGCAATAGAAGGAGCAGTATTAGAACTTATTACTATCGGTTACGATAGGGGATTTTGGAAACATGCAGAAATACAAATTAAAAAGCCTACTTGCGATGATGATGACTGTCTCGCTATACGCGGCTGATAACGAAATATATTTAGATCAATCAGGTACTACGCTTAATTTAGACATTGAGCAATTAGGTATATCAAACATCATTGGTGGACTTAGCTCATCAGCAGGAAGCCTTACAGCTTTTGATATTGATGGAACGACCATGACCATTGATATTAATATGATTGGTAATACCAATAAATTTCTAGGTGATATATGGGCAGATAACTTTACTGCTATTTATAACTTTACTGGTAATACAAACACATTCACTATACAAGTAGATCCAACCAACACCTACGGAGCTGATAGCTCTAATCAAAATATAGCTGTTACAGGTTCTAGTAATACTTTTACACTAAACCAAGGTACATCAGCACTAGCTGCTACCTTAGATTTAGATTGGATCATCCAGGGTTCTAACAATACAGTTGTATCAAACATTAATATTGATGGAGCTACTAACTATATGGATATAGATGGTAGTGATAATACAGTTGCTTATACTGGTGCTGGTGTAAGTGCTTCAGCAGGTGGTTACTTTTATCTAGATCATACTGGAGGACAGAGAAATTTTAATATTCAACAACTCTCAACACAAGATAATGACTGGCTTAAAGTTATTAGTGTTGGCGGCAATGCTGCTTCCACAGTTTGCATTATCCAAAACGATCAAGGAACTTCACTCGGCTGTTAGTATTGGTGGGATATCTGAACTTAATGGTTCAGCACAGATTGTAAGGGACGAGCCGTTTAATGCAGAAGTAGATTTTGCAATCCAAAGCAATGATGAGGCTGTTACCACTAATGGAAGAATGGCTATTACATTTCTTGATGACTCAACAGTAAAGCTAACCGAACACTCACAACTAACTATAGATGAATACATCTATGATCCAGATCCCAGTAAAGCAAAGATGGCCCTTACCTTTGGACTTGGTACTGCTAGATTTATTACAGGTAACTTAGGCAAGATAGATAAACAAAACATATCTTTAAGAACACCTACAGCTAATATAGCTATAAGAGGTACAGACTTTACAGCTACTGTAGATGAATTAGGTAGATCATTAATAATACTTTTACCAGACGCTTTAGGTTTGTCTAGTGGTGAGATAGAAGTGGTTACTGCTATGGGTAGTGTTTTACTTAATAAGCCATTCCAGGCAACAACTGTATCTGTGTTTGAGTCAGCACCAAGTAAGCCTGTAATATTAGACCTTACTTTAGACATTATAGATAACATGCTTATTGTTACTCCACCTAAAGAAAACATAACTCTTACCGAAGAGGTATCACAAAATGCTAAAGCAAACATACTAGATTTTAATGATTTGGATATTGATTACCTTGATGAAGACTTCTTAGGCGAGGATGAGCTGGAGTTTACTGAGCTTGATATTAATTACCTTGACACCAATTTTTTAGAAGACTTGCTTAATGTATTAGACTCTCTTGCTATAGGAGAAGATGAGGATGTATTAGCAGATGCAGGTGGTATTAACTTAAGCGGTACTAGAATAGGGCAAGATCCAGATACTCAAATAACTACCTTGGTTCAAGGTGATATAATAAGCCTTAGAAGAAAGGTAAATGATTCAGTTAGATTAGATTTAAACGGCAACGGCTCTTATACTTTAATCATTATCCAAGATGGTGTATCTAATGTTGTTAAGATCAACGGCGGTGGCGACTCCAACATAACAATAACGCAAAGTGAATAAGCTTTTATTACCTATACTTTTGTTACTAAGTTTGCCCTTAGTATTCCAAAGCACCCCTACCGAAATACTTAAATTAAAAATCTTTGATTCATTAGTTGCGGAGCAAGAACCATCTGGTTACTTTACTACTCTTAATATTACAGAAGATGATGTTCGTGAAAGAGGAGGATGGCCTTTTCCTAGAAAGGAATTAGCCCAAATACAATTAGACATTTTATCTGAAGGCGCAATAGGTATTGGATGGGTAGTATCGTTTAGTGAGCCAGATAGATTTGGTGGCGATAAGTTTTTTGCAACAGCTCTTGAGCTTGGACCAACTGTTTTAGCTATGTTTGAAAGTCCTAGTGGATCTTATCCGCCAACTACAGGAACTGTCATACTAGGAGATGATGTGGGTGGTTATATGTCACCTGGAATTGTAGAAAACGTAGATGTATTAAAAGCGGAAGCTACTCAAGGAATCGCATCTGCACCAGTTGATATAGATAACTTGGTTAGAAGAATACCATTATTAATGAAGACCCCTGAAGGTTGGTCGCCTGCATTTGGAACTCAAGTATTAAAAATACTTGCAGGATCTAAAACTTACATTATAAAAACTAATGATAATGGATTAGAAGAAATAGTTATAAAGGGTATACCTCCAATTCCTGTAGATAATTATGGCCGTAAATGGATAAGCTGGGTTGATACACCACAAACAACTTTAAAAGAAATGGATGTAGCAGGTAAGTTTGTATTTATTGGTGTTACTGCTAACGGAATCATGCCACAGATTGCAACGCCATCTGGATTATTAGAACCGCATAAGATTCAAGCTGCGTTATCTGAGTCAATTCTTATAGAAAACTCTCCACATATTCCAGATTTTGCAATAGCCTTGGAGATTTTAATTTTTGGGATATTTGTTACCCTGACATGGCTCTCAATAAACTTTCTTGGTATAACTAAGGGCGTAAGCGTTGCTGTAGTTTTACTTGTAGCTACCGCGCTCTCAGGCTTTTTTAGCATCCAAAAAGGCTATCTAATAGACTTTTCATGGACTTTTATCTCACAATTTATAACTGGCGCCATTGCTTTCTATTTAAACTTTAGAAAACAGTTTAAATTACGTCAACAAATTAAAAAACAATTTGAACATTACCTTGATCCAAGACAAGTTAAAAAATTACAAGATAATCCAGAGCTTTTAAAACTTGGCGGTGAAAGAAGAAGATGCACTTTTTTATTTACAGATGTTAGAGGTTTTACTTCTTTATCAGAAAAACTAGAACCAGAAGAAGTAACAGAGATTATGAACAAAGTTTTAACCATTCAAGCTAACGCGGTAAAATTTTATGATGGAATGGTAGATAAATATATTGGTGACGCAATGATGGCCATATTTAATGCTCCTATAGACTTAGATAATCACGAAGATGCTGCAATTCTTTGTGCCAAAGAAATACAAGACAAAGTAAAACTATCTGGTTTAGGAATAGAAATAGGTGTTGGTGTAAATACAGGTTTTGCAGTTATAGGCAATATGGGTTCAGATACTAGATTTGATTACACAGCGATTGGTGACTGCGTAAATGTAGCAGCACGTCTTGAGTCTGGAACTAAAGAAGCTGGCGTTGATGTTCTTATAGGACATGAGACTGCCAAAAGTTGTAGTTTTAAGTTAAAATCTTTAAAGGACTTAAAAGTTAAGGGAAAGGCAAAAGCTCTTAAAATTTATACTTGGAATTAAAAATGAATAAATTTAAAAATGCCCTGTTATCAATTGCAAAATGGTTGTGGCATAAATTTAAAACTAGATATCAAATTACTGTATCTTTTAACAAAGAATATGGTGATTCAGACGATACTATTCACATTACAAAAAAAATTATAGTTCAAAAAGAAAACCATTTAAAGTTTCGTAATGTGGAAGGCAGAGAGATAGAGTATCGTAGCTCTGGTGGTCTTAATTACATTATTGAGGAATTATAATGCAACAATTTTTAATAGGACTTGTAGTAGTTTTAGGATTAAGTTCTTACTACCTTTACAATGAAAACAAGGTATTAAGCACAAACAATGCTTTACTAGAAGGGGCTGTAGAGACACAAAAAGAAACTATAACTACTTTACAAAACGATTTTGCTACACAAACAGAAGGTTTATTAACCATTCAATCTAAAAACCAAGCAATAGAAGCAGAAATGAATCGTTACTTAGACATATTTAAACGACACAATTTAACTAAATTAGCAGCAGCTAAACCTGGCTTAATAGAACCAAAAATAAATAAAGGAACCAAAAATGTATTTGATAGCATTGAAGAAGACAGCCGTAATATTGACAGCCTTGATGATGGCGTCCAGTTGCAGCCTAATACCAAGTAAACAAATAGAAGTTATATCTAAGCCTATAAAAAGGGTTATAGCGCAACCTATAATGCCTAGAGAAATAGATTTAAAAGATCCTTATTGGTATGTAGTATCTGATAAAAACATAGACGAATTCTTAGCTAGAATAGAAAAAGATCAAGATCAAGTTGTATTTGTAGCTATGTCAATCCCTGACTACGAGCTTATGGCTTACAACATGCAAGAGCTAAAGCGGTACATTAATGAACTTAAAGAAGTAGTTGTTTATTATAGAAAAGTAACAATTGACAAACCAGAGGAATAATCTGCTAAAATCATAAGAAAGTTAAAGCATGGGGAAATTACTAACATGAACATATCAAAAGAAGGATTAAATTTAATTAAGAAGTTTGAAGGTTGTAGGCTAGAGGCGTATCGTTGCGCCGCTGACGTTCCAACAATTGCTTGGGGCCGAACTAAAGATGTAATGATGGGCGACACTTGTACGCAAGAAGAAGCCGATAAATGGCTTGAAGAAGAAATAGTAGAGTATGAAGACCATGTTCACAAAGCTGTAGAAATGCCTTTAAGTCAACATCAATTTGATTCTTTAGTGTCTTGGACTTACAACTTAGGGCCAAGCAATCTAAACTCATCAACTATGCTTAAAGTTTTAAACAAAGGTGAATACGAAGACATACCAGGTCAAATAAAAAGATGGAATAAGGCTGGAGGCGAAGTAAAAGAAGGTCTTATACGACGTAGAGAAGCTGAAGCTTTATTATTTGAAGGTAAAGACTGGGAGCATGTATAAAAAATGCCTCTTAGCAAGATTTTATTTAAACCAGGTATAAACAGAGAAGGTACTGAATACGATAATACAGGCGGTTGGTTTGATGTAAATCTTGTGCGTTTTAGAAAAGGTAGGCCAGAAAAGTTTGGCGGCTGGACAAAAGATGGTCAAAATACATACTTAGGAACTGCTAGAGCTTTACATTCCTGGACTTCTTTAGGTGGTACTAAGTATCTAGGATTAGGTACTACTTTTAAATATTACATTAAAGAAGGAGATGGTTACGCAGATGTTACCCCAATTAGAGCCACTACAACTAATGGCATTGTTTTTTCTGCTACTAATGGCAGCAGCACTATAACGGCAACCGATGATGACCACGGCGCAGTAGTAAATGATTTTGTAACTATATCTGGATCAGCATCTTTAGGCGGTTTAATAACTGCTGCTGTTTTAAATCAAGAATACCAAATAGGTGCTGTTACACCAAACACTTACACTTTTACGGCTAAAGATAGCAGCGGAAGCACAGTAATAGCTAACAGCTCTGATTCTGGTAATGGTGGTTCTGGAGTAGATGGAGCTTATCAAGTAAACGTTGGTTTGGATTCATACGTTACAGGTACTGGTTGGAGTTCTGGTACTTGGGGCGAAGGAACTTTTGGTTCTACTACAGCTTTATCTAGCACTAATCAGTTAAGACTTTGGACACACGATCATTTTGGCGAAAATATTATAATCAATCAGCGAGCTGGTGGTATTTTTAGGTGGGTAGAAAATAATGGTACAACAACAAGAGCTTTAAATCTTTCAGCTATAAGTGGAGCTAATTTAGTCCCAACTGTAGGATTGCAAGTAATTACTTCTGAAAAAGATAGGCATTTAATAGTATTGGGATCTGATCCTGTATCTAACGGAGCAAGAACAGGGGTTATAGATCCTATGCTTATATCGTTTAGTGATCAAGAAAATGAATTAGAATTTCAACCATTGATTGCTAATACTGCTGGAGATTTAAGACTATCTTCTGGTTCTTCTATTATTGGTTCTACAAAATCAAGACAGGAAATTCTTGTTTGGACTGATACTGCTTTATATAGCATGCAATTTGTTGGCCCACCTTTTACATTTGCAGTCAACTTAATTAATGAAGGTACTGGTCTTATAAGCCCTAAAGCAGCAATTACATCTGCTTCAGCTATCTATTGGATGTCAGCTACTAATTTTTACGCATATACAGGTAGCGTGCAAAAGATTCCTTGCACAGTTCATAATTATGTTTATGGCGACATAAACCTTGGACAGTCATTTAAAGTACATGGATTTACTATTACTGAGAAATCTGAAGTAGGTTGGTTTTATTGTTCAGCAAGTGCTAGTGAAATAGATAGATATGTTATTTATAACTACGAAGATAGCATTTGGTATTACGGCGAACTAGAAAGACATGCTTGGTTAGATACTGGCATTGAAGACTACCCTAGAGCTACTTTTGACGGCTATTTATTTGAACAAGAAACTGGCTTTAATAATGATGGCAGTCCTATGACAAATGTATTTATAGAAAGCTCAGACTTTGAGGTTGGAGAAGGTGAACAATTTGCTTACATACAAAGAATGTTCCCAGACTTTAAATTCTTATCTAATTCTGAATCAGGTAAAGTTAATTTAGTTTTAAAAACCAGAGATAATTCAGGTGAAACTCTATTAACAAACTCAACCAGCTCTGTAGGATCTACAACAGGTCAGATAAATATTAGATCTAGAAGTCGTCAAGCTGTGCTGCGTGTAGAGTCAGATGATGATGCAGATGGTAATGATAATGTAGGTTGGAGACTAGGAGCTACCAGGTTAGATATTAAACCAGACGGCAGAAGATAATGGCAAAGTTACTGCCAACCAGCCTTCCGCTTGCTCAAGGGGATATATCTGCTGAAGTTTTTAATAGATTAGTTAGGATTCTTGAGTTAAACTTAGGACAGTTCGACCCAAATCGAACGCCGCAGTTCAATGATACCGAAATTGCGCAATTAAACTTTTTAGAAGGTGACGTTATATGGAATACATCTTCAGGTGTATTGCAGGTCTATATAGGTAATAAGTGGGTCCAACTACATACCCCTAATAGTCCAAACGAAGGCT